ATAATTGATAAGGTCATACGCTCACTCCTTTCCCGCTTACTATTTTCAGTTTAGCAAAATTGCTATGGCGAAATCCGACAAGTAAATGCAAGTGCTGTCAAGTTTCGTCAAAAATAATTTTCTGATTTTTATTTTTCCGATTGACTTTCACACAAAAATACAGTATAATAAGTTATACGATTAGTGTAACTTATAGAAGGTAATGCGAATTATGGTTAAGAACAATTTTGAAATCGATGTAAAGGTGAAATGTATCGAAAATGGTACAACACAGGCACAAATCGCTAAAGATATACATACCTCAAAAGAATATGTAAATAAGGTCATTAAAAAGCAAGAGGGCATTGTCAATCGAACATATGTGCAAATTCTTGAAGCACTTGGATATGACATTGAACTGGTTTATGTGAAGCGAACGGAGGATTGAACATGGACATTCAGCCATATAATGAGCAATTTCAGAAAGTTGTCAATATCATCGAATCAGCGAAAGAGCGTGCATACAGAAAAGTAAATGAGGAATTGATTACGATGTATCGTGATATTGGTGAATATATCAGCAAGCAATCGAAAAATAGTTCCTATGGAGATGCTTTTGTACAGAAGCTGGCGGATTTCTTTTCTGAAAATTATCCTGAACTGAAAGGATTCAACAGGCGTGGATTGTATAGAATGAAGCAGTTCTACGAACTTTATCAGGGCGAAGAAAAAGTGTCACCACTGGTGACACAATTGAGTTGGTCCAATCATTTGAAGATAATGTCAGCCTGCAAGACCATGGATGAGCGTATTTTTTATATGAATATGTGTATCAAAGAGCGATTGTCGAAGAGAGAACTGGAACGGCAGATAGACAGCGGTTATTATGAGAGATATATGCTTTCGCAAAATCCACAGTCACTGGCACTTGAAACAGCTAAAAAAGCAACGGGAAATATTTTTCTTGATAACTATGTTCTTGACTTTCTTGATGTCCCTGATCCGATGTCTGAACATGATTTGCAGAAATCCATCATTCGTAATCTGAAAGATTTTATTCTTGAAATTGGAAAGGATTTTACTTTTGTCGGAGAAGAATATCGTGTTCAGGTGGGCAATCATGATTTCTTTATTGATTTGCTGTTTTATCACAGAGGATTATCCTGCTTAGTAGCTTTTGAATTGAAAATCGGGGAATTTAAGCCGGAATATGTGGGACAAATCAATCTATATCTTGAAGCATTGGACAGAGAGGTGAAAAAGGAAAATGAGAATCCAAGCGTAGGAATTATCCTTTGTGCAAGCAAAGATGATGAGGTTGTTGAATTTGCTCTCAGCAGAAGTCTTTCACCAACGATGGTTGCGGAATACAATCTGAAATTGATCGACAAAAAATTGCTGCAAAAGAAATTAAAGGAATATATCGAGTTGGCAAAACTAACAGAAGATGAAAACGCATAAAAAATGACCGGTTTGTACTGCATTGTGCAAACCGGTCACTGTTTTATATTAATGATGAAATAGCTTTTTCTCCAGCAGCAAGGTGATAATGTACACCTTGCCTTGACATAAACATCTCTCTTGCAATCTGGGATACTGTCTTTATTTCAATATATCGCTTTGTTAAAATATCTCTGCACTCATCATTTTCAATCATCTGAATTCGATCAAGAATACACCTTTTGACAGCAGCAGATTCCAAAATCAGATTTTTCAGTTCATTCTTCAAACCAGTGATTTCATTCTGAAAAACACTGCTCATTGCGTTTTCTTTCGCAACCTCTGTCATACTATCCAACTGCAACTTCACGCTCCTGATCTGACGATCAATCATAATGTACTGCCATAAAAACTCTTTACCTGTCAAAATAGTAAACCTCCTGCATTTTCTGTATAAAATATCTTCCGTCAAGTCCGGACAGCAGTCCAAACCACTCTGACAGAAAAAAGCTTTCCAGTTCTTCTTTTCGCCTGAAAACAGAATCGCTTCTGGTATGATTTTTGACAGCTAAGAGCGTATATTTGTAGCTTTCTGCTGCCACAGCAACAATGGCA